ATCAGAATCATTGAAAAATTCGAATTGCAGCGTTTCATCACCGGCAATCAACTGCATTGTTTCGACCGTCAATGGTGAAATAGAGCTACTGAAATTCAAAAGAGAACTTTGAAGCATTTCTGTTGTTTGCTTCACATCAGCAAACTGCCGGCGGGCAAAACGGACCGTTTCATCATCCTTTCTATCCGTTGCCTGCTCTTGAGTCGGAATCTTATTCAGCGTAGTACTTAATGTTGTTCCGGTTACTTCATTCGATAGCGTTATTTCCGGCTGTTTAGGCTTGTTTAAATACTCTTTAACTGCCGTTATACGAATGTTTACGGGATCAATTAAAAACTGGTCAGATGATAATGCCACAAAGTAACCACAATCTAAAAAACCTCCAATTGTCAACCAATTACGTTTTGCATATATTTCATCTAGTGTACAGGTATAGGTGTATTTTTGCGTTTCATTTTCATACAGATATTTCACAGCTGCATTCAATACATCCGTTTCGGCAGTTGTGGTGTATGTAGTTGGTAAACCAATATGAAAAGCAGCATATTTGTCTCCTACTTCTGGAATAAGTGAACCCGATGGATAATAGTTTCCATTATCCGATGTTGGTACTATTTCAAATCGTTTAGTGGTTGAATAATAGGCAACATTAAATTCTTTACCCGCTAATTGCCCGGTCTGAAAAATGATAGTCATTGTTTCCCCGGCAATTACCTGTTTCGAAAAATCCAATTCATCCGGAATAGATGAATCAATAATATCATACAGATTAGTTGTGGCGTTCACTGTATTCACTTGGCTAACCGTACCGATCCGTTTTGGGTATATTTTTGTGACATCCAAACTGTCCTCAACCAGTCTTCCGGTAGGCGTTACGCGTTCAATATACGTACCTGTAGCATCAGTTTTATAGCTTATACCTTCATAAACAATAGTTGTATTCTTTGGCATTCTAAGCGTCGAACTACCATAGGTGCTTTCATCAATATTTTTATCCGATCCCTCAATAAATAATCGGGTAATAGCATTCGAAGTACTTAAATTAACGCGTGATGTACCGGGTATAAGTCCACAGTTATATCCATATTTAAGTGGTAGTGGAGTATCTTTCAATTTTTCTACCTTTCCGATATTAATCGTCTTATTCGTTATTTCCCATTCCGTATCAAAAGCATCTGAAGCAACCAACTTAGCCAATACATCAAAACAATAATCGTGATTAAAGTCCAATACAATCGGATCAGCAGTTATACAGGTTCCCACGGTCCATCCACCTGCTGAATCAGCTATATTCATGTTATCAACCAACAATTGTGCAAATTGTGTTGGTGTAAATGTAAGCGAGAACTTTAGTTCATAAGCACTGTTTACTACTCCGTCGGCCATCGTGAAATATTTGAACTTAACATATTTTGTTAGACTCTGATACGAATCCAGCAAAAGCGTATATTCAAAATTTTGGCTATGGTGCTGTGTAAAATTTTCAGGCTTTAATAAAAAATATCGCTCTTCTTTGAAATCAATATAAGCGCCTTCAGCTATCTCATAGAAAGTAGGAGACGAAAAATACAATGTAAGTGTATTTTCACCCATAATAGCTTTGTACCGGTAACTTTTATCATAGGTAAGCACATCTACTATTTGATTTCCATCTTTATCGTATATGATCATAATATATCAACTAAATTGAGAGTGAATTGAATGTGTATACCGCTTGAAAAGGGTTTAATCTTTGAAAAATTTGTCATACTTGAATAATAGCAATTCCGTGTAGTTCCATCTGCCAACCGAAGCTGTAAAGCCTGTAATATGGTTAGCTGATTAAACAATGCATAATAGTTAGTATAAAACTCATCCCGTGTGTCTGCCAACATGGCACATTCAATTGTTATCTTTTTCGATTTCAGTTTTGAACTTGGATAAACAACCTGTCCGCTATTCCGTTCCTGAGTGATTATAAGACCTTCTTTTGAATCAGAAAACTGCAATGCTGAATCATATATATTTTTTACAATAACACCGAAATTTTTCAACTCAATATCATTTAAATATACATACGTAGGCATTATTTTCGTCGATATCGGAGCTGTTATGGTTCTGTCAAACATAAGCAGTGGCGTATCATCCGAAAATTGAACATCTATCTCTGCCGACTTAGGTGGCGTTTTAATCAAACCGCCTTTAAAAGTGAATTGCTGACAAGAAACATAACGAAGCAAAAATGTCTTATTGAACTCACGTAAATAAATAGACTTATTTTCAGAAGACGTAATCAATGCTTTAAATGCATTCAAGTTTGTCAAAAAATCATGCGTTGTAGCAGCATTTAAATAGCATTTAATCGTTACTTTTTTAGCATTAAAATAGATTTCAGACAAATCGACATCCAAACCATCATATTCAAACCAATCATTATTTTTTGGCTCTTTCCGATCGGGGAAAGTAAGCAGATCAGAATCGCCACCTTTGAGAACAAACATCCCTAATGTGGATATATCAATATTATTTATTATACAACTTCCAGCCATTTATTTTTTCCTTTCTTTACTACCTACTACCCACTTACGACTACCAACTACGTATATATCTTTATCCCTTTCAACACCAAATCATCAAACTTTTTATTGATATTATCCAGTAATTTACAATAAGATGTATTGTCAATCAATTGAGAAAGTTGATCAGTCATTGTCTGGTTTATGGCAAGTTGTTCCTTAGCGGAATCAGCTTGTATTTTTGCAAAATTCCGAATATCGGCCACACTGGTACGTAATGCATATACACCACCACTCAATTCATCAATTGAATCTTGTGAAGCTGTAGCAATACCCTTTGTTGTTCCGGTTCGGGTAGTACTAGCCGTCAAATCCTGACCGGTTGCCGCTTGCCAAGCCGAGTAAGCATCTGTAATAAATTTCTGCGCTCCTGTCACGTCTAATCCGTTTACAAAATTGCTCATCGTTGCATTAATATCAGCCTCTTTTTGTTTTGCGGTTAGAGTAGTATCCGTATAAATATCTGTTATTTTCGACTGTAAAGCATTCAGCTGATCGGTAAAGAATATAGATTTTGCGATGTCCGATATCATTGTTTTTATTGCATCACCCACATAGTCTTTGAATTCATCAATAGCAGCCTTCGAATCATTCAGATTATCTACAATAGAAGTCATAAGGTCTTTACCCAGTGACCCGAAAATACTATTCAGATAACTTTGAAGATTAGAAAGGGCATCTTCATAATCTTTTGTATAATCCAATGCCGATTGCAAAGCAGCTTTACTGGTATCATCCAATTTCTGATTATCCAATATAGATTGTGCTAATTCTTGATTCAGGTTTCCCTGAGCATCAATAAGCTGCGGATATTGACTCAATAAATTGGAATAATCGGCTTTTTCACCTCCCCATCCAAACAACCCTGTTTTATGACTACCTGTTTGCACGGTAGCTGTCGATAATCCAGCTACGGCATTTTGTTTTGCAGTGCTATAGCTAGCCATCTGATTGGCATATACATTAGCCTGAGCATAGGAATCAGTACCAAAAATACCTTCAGCGGCTTTAAGCAAGTCGTTTTGCTTCATAAGCAAATCGTTGTATTCTTTTTGTGTTGCCAGTTTAGCTTTAGCCAGCGCTTCCAATGCTTCCCGATGTACTTTCTCGGCACTGAATATCTGTGTCAGTGTAGAGGTAGCAAATGCAGCTACAGCGCCGATTGGTCCACCCTGTTCATATCCTTGCATCGTTGATGAGGCAATATTCATAACAGCAGTTATACTTTTAGCGGCCGAACTGGCTGCATCACCATCCTTTGTTGATATAGCATTGAGCAATCCCACAGCTTCATTAGCAAAGAAACTTGCTTGCGAAAATGCTTTCTGAACCTTCTGGAAACTGGTCTCAACAGCTTTTGTATAATTATTTACATCTTGTGTTGCCTTAATTACACCATCAGCATCACCGTTCTTTTGAGCTGTAGAAAGTGACTCTTTAGCTTTCTGTAATTTAGAATAGGAGTCGATCAGATCACTGAGCGAACCACTCACCTTTTTTGCTTGCGATTTATCTACAGCTTCCAGTATTTTATTGGCGTCATCTTTAGTCAACTTACCAGCTTCAACCTCTGCATTTACACGTTCTTTTATTTGTTTTACCAGATCATCATTCAGTTTCTTACCTAAGTTTAATTGCTGATCGGTAGCAAGCTTGTAAGCTTCAGTTTCTTTAATATAGCTGAGTGTAACCTCACTTACACGTTTATTCCTTTCGGTCTTATCGGCTTCCTCTCCGGCACGCAAATAGGCGGCCTGGTCTTCATATTTTTTCTTTAATGCTGGATCAGTTTCGGTGGATGCCTTAGAGTCTAAAAACTGAGCCTGTGTATCTATTTGATTAATCTTTTTATTCCATTCATCTTCAATTTTCACTCGTTTATCAGCAAGTTCCCCGGCAAGGTCCAACATCTTTTGTCCCCATTGTTCGGTTGCTTCTATTCGTTTCGACTGGTAAGATTTATCTAAATCAAGCATTGCCTGATTGATAGCCTTAGTATCTGTCGGATCAACAGATTTTAAAGAACTCTGCAAATCTTCCGGTTTCGTCGACAAAGGTTTAAAACCTTTATCTGTACGGTGATTCCGGTTATATGCTTCGATTATAGCTGTTTCCTTTTCAGTTATTTTTCGTACTTCAGCTTCTTTTTCGTGATCTATTTCATCCAGACGTTTTTGCAAGCCATCTTCTTGTTGTTTTATCAGCAGGGTTGAGGTCTTATCGTTGATATCAAGCAATAGTTTTTGAAGTTCTTCAGCAGCATTATATTGCTCTTTGGTAGCCTTTTCTTTTTTTACCTTAGGAGCCTTATCGTCCATAAATAATCCGGCAGCATTATCCCCTATTATTTTATCAATACTATTAACTGTAGATTGTAATTTATTTTTCTTATCATCCAATTCTTTAATCTGACTGTCAATTTTTGATATCATAGTAGGAGCTACATCTGCTTCCGTCTTTTGAATCATACCCGGAGAAATTTGTCCGGCACGTTCTGTTCGAGTATCTTTTTTCACTACCCATTTAGCCCGTTCTGTTTGAAGTTTTTGTTTTTCAAGTTCAATATCAAGTTGCTGATTGAAAACTTTCTCCAACTCTTTTTGTGCAGCCTCTGCCATTGCTTTTTTGTTCAAAGCCACTACATAATCATCAATTGCCTTCGTATTTTCACGAACCAATCTACCTGTAGAGTCTAATTGAGCAATATAGCCGGGAACTGTATCTTTTAGCTTCTTAATTGCTTTACTTTTTTCTTCATAACTAGCCGTCTCACTTTCCACTACAGCTTGTAAAACCTTTATCTTAGACATCTCGGCCGATGCATCTTTATTGGCTTCCTTTCGTAAATCATTAGCCAAGTTCATTTTCTTAGCATTTTCAGCCGATGCATCACTTAGCTTATTGAATACATAAATAGCCCCGGCAATAGCTGCCGTCAAACCAAGGGTCAATGTACCCATCAGTATTTGAGCGGAAACTGTAGAAATTCCCATTGCACCTGCTACTTTCAATTCAGCAGCCGCTAGCATTTCCTTAGCAGGTATAAGAATTTTTAGCGTGAAATAGCTGTTTTTATTCAGCATCTCTGCTGTTTGTGTTAGTCCAATGGTGATGGCCATTACAGCCTGTAATCGCATTTGTATGCGCTGGAGGTCTTCATTTTTTCCGGCAAACAACGACATAACACCCACCGAGGCTGTGAATGCCCCCGACAGTCCGGTTACCGTTTGTGTAACTGCATGCAATCCACCTTGTGGGTCTCCCAATACTTTTGCTTGCTTATTGGCTGCATTCATACGGGCAGTTAAATCTCCTAATGCAGTTTGTTGAGCTTTATAAGCATCAGTGCCACGCAATCCGGCCTGTGCCATTTCATCAAGTGTTTGCTTGGCATTCATCACTTGTGTACGGAGTCTGACGTTCGAACTGGCAGCCTCATCTACTTTAGCTGAATATTCCCCAAGTGCTGCCTTTTCTTCAGCTAATGCCTGCTTAGCAGAATTCAACTCCTGAACCATCGCACTCTTAGCATTACCGGGAGCGGCCTTTCCTAGTTGACTTTCAATATTTTTTATGTCCGCTTCAATTTGCTTAACTACATTCACCTGCTCCTGTACGGCTTCTTTAGCCGCTGCCACGGCTTGCTTACCTGAATTAACAATACTACCCATAGCCGCATTCGTTTTGTCTGTGGCCGCACTTATGTCATTAATCCCGTCGGTAGCTTTTTTGCTTTCCTCGGTGACATTTTGCTTCATTTGTATGTCAATTTCTACAGGTTCCATAATTCGTGTAATTAGTTTTAATTCGTGTAATATTGTCCCCTTACCAAGGGGACGAGCGTAGCGGAGGGGTTATCTTTTTCCCAATACTTTTCTCAAATCATCTGCATTGTCCACCACCGGTGCTGGACGTCTTCCTTTCATGTAGCGTGGTTCGTCGGCCATCTCCAATAGGAGCATCGCCCAGGGCTGACTCCACATAATTTGTTCGTGTGTAAGTCCGCGTTTTTCTTTCAATTGTCCTAATATTCCAAAGGGGCTATGGAGACCATCCATGTAGCCTGTTAACTCCCCTCTATCTGACCCAGATTCTTCACCGTCATCATCTGATTCATCAGACCGCTGAAGTAGCTGGTAATAAGTGTAAAATCCATCACACCGTTAATGTCTGCGATATGCAGAAATATGCGTATCAATGTTGCCAGTGGCACTTTATCCATCAGGGTGTGTGTAAGTCTTTCCGTGCGCTTAATTTTATTTCGGTCATTCAGCATAGCTATTGCTATTACCCGGCAAACAGATTCCATCTTTTCAACAGCTTTTTCCGAATCTATTTTTTCCAGTCCATCCTCTAGTATTACCCGCGATAGTTCCATAATGGTACCAGGATAAAGAGGACGAATTATAATAGTTTTCAGTCCGATAAACCGAAAATAAAACGGGGCATCCGTTATATTAAACCGCACGCCCCGTTCTAGTAACAAATTAGCGGCTGCTAATCGTTTATCAATTTCCATGATTACATAATAATGAAATCAGCATCCCAATCTGGTTGAGCCAATACACGGAATTTGAATGGGTGTTTCATCTTACCATCCTTACCAACATTAGCATTCAACTGAACACTTCCTTTAGCATTTGGGATAATAAAGTAACCACCATTTTTAAGTGTGTAGCGAATTGCTGTGTGAAGCATAGTTTTCGTCGAAGAATGTTCGTACATTTTTGCATCTCCGGTACCCGTTACAATTCCGCCCATAATAGCTGCCATTTGTACAAATGTGGCATTGATAAATGAACCCTGAGCAGTCAAACCTACTCCGGTCAATTGATAATCTTCCGGAGAATCATTTTCATGTGAATAGGTTTCCACAGCTGTAGGATCACCTTCTACAATTTCCACAGCATCATCACGAAGTGTCAATGGTTGTTCTGCCCACACAGCGGAAGCAATGCCGTCAGCGGTAGCAATTGGTGGCGCAAATTCAATTTTAGCCACACGTAGCGTTGTTAATACTCTTTCTGCCATAATTTTGTTTGTTTGTTTTGTTGATTTATTTGTTTGTTGATTTGTAGAGACAACGCATGCGTTGTCTTAATAATCAAATTTTTAAAAGTCGTTTAATCAGCGAATAAATTTTCGTAAGTAAGTCAAATCGAAAAATAAGGAAACAGATACCTGCGGCTGAAATTAAATAAACCCACCACGGTATTGACCAGCTGGTTTTAGTTGTTGTTTTTACTTTTGATTCTGTTATTTGCTTGGATTCTTTACCAAGTGTTACATGCTGCTTATTATCTGTCGTATTCGTAGTATTTACAGTTGTATTCACGTTCTTTTGTGAAGCCAGTCCGCGGGTACGCTCCGTTACAATTTTTGATAAGACAACTTGTTTACCTGTCGAATCTGGAAGAGCATAGTTTATCTGAGTAATCACTTCCGTACTGTTGTCGGTCAAAATAGAATGATCAACAACATTCGAATCAATAACAGCATGCTGAGTTACACTCAACGAAGCAGTAGAATCAACGTGTATTGTCAAATCCGTTTTTAAATGCTCTTTAAACACCGATTTAGTAGTTCTGCAACCGAATGCCAAAACAGCAATAAGAGTGATTATAATTAGTCTTTTCATCATTTAAAATTTAATTGTACCAATCTTCCGATTGTCCCGATTGTCTTAATTGTCCCCCGTCACTTTGCTTGCCGTGTTATAATTTTCACATCTTGAAGTTTAGTCGTAAGGTCTTCTATTTCCCTTTTCAAACCGGCATTTTCAGTTCTCAATTCTTTCATGTCAAGCGCCATCGAATTTTGATTAATCATCAATTCTGCATTTTGCTTCTTTACCGATATCAATTCTTTGAGTGTTTCGGTATACTTCTCACTTAAAAGATCAATTGAAGCTTGTAATTCGCTTATAAAATCATTGTTCCTTTTTCGTTTACCTATAAACCATCCGACAATGACGGACAGAATAGACAAAACATACGGTGTCAGGATAGTTAAAACGTTCATACTATTCCTTTGTAAGTTGTGCGGTACCGGCAATTGCTACACATGCAGCAACCACATATCCTAAACAAGTCAATAAAACAGTGTTTAAATTCAAACCCATGGACGAATTGGCGACCAATACAGCCGCTGAAGAACCACCGACTTTAAAAGCCAGTTTTTTCAACTGAATAAAAAATGCAGGCGATTCTGCTTTCCAACGGTCAATAAGCTGTTTCATAACTTTACTAATTTAATTACCCGACATTTATCCCGATGTTTATCGGGAGGGGCTTGGGGTCTATGCTTGAAATTTAAATGAGTTCAACCGATTAATCCAACCTTTGATAAAAACCAACTGACTAGGATCACGCTTACAAATATCTTCAAAGAAGTTTTTACGGGCTATCCATATTTTTTTGAATATTTCGCTTTGATCACCACTGTTGATAGCAACTATCGTTTTTGGACCAACTACGCCATCAGGATCCAAACCTAGCGCAATCTGTGGCTTTTTAATTCCCCATGCACCTGAATTCCAAACCCAGTCAACAAGTAGATTGGCAATACTTTGATTGTTGATTTTATCCGCTTGCCATCGGTTCCAATACGTCGATAGGATTTTCACTACGTCAGCGTGATTAATCAAATTCAAATCATCAGCATCAATATCACCGTCACCGTCCTTGTCATATCCTTGGCTCTTCCATGTGGCCAACGTAACGCCCATGTTTGTTGCACGTCCTTTATCGTTAGGATTATTAACCTTACCGCCTTCAACGTGAAATTCAATAGGAATAAGAGAATCTATCTTTGCCATATTTATTCGCGTAATTCGTTTTAATTCGTATAATTCGTGGTTAAAAACAAAAAGGGGCGGTTCCGTAGAGACAAGGTACTCCTTGTCTCTAATATCATTCCCGCCCCTTTACACACACGGGTTTATATTTTTAAGCGGCTGTATCTTGTACAATGGCAAGAATACCTTTGGCATCTGAGCGACGAATACGGCCACCTACACGAACCAGGGCAGAATAAATATCGCCATAGTAAGTTGGGTCTCCCAGTTTTTCAAAGAAATCTACCATACCCAAAGCACGTTCTACAGAGTTTTTATGCCATGCAAGGGCAGCAGCATTATGAGTGGCTGCACCTGCGGTTGCCCAGGATACGGGAACGGGAACAGTTGCATTAGTATAGCGGGCTACATTTGACCGTTGCATAATGTTGAATGAATACAATTTACCTACAACACCATTAGCCTGATCAAGAGAAGACGAAAAGTCCCTGTATTGAGTTGCCGATAAATCACTCATCAATTGATCATACATGTCAGCATCAAGAATCATATAACGATCAGTTGTCGGAATATTCCATTTGTTGAACTGCTTGTTAGCAGCTTTCACATCGGCTACACAAAAGGCTTTACGATTTCCGGTAGCACTATCTGTATGAGCTGCTACAGCGGTTCCTGTAGTTCGTGCAATATTTCCGGCTACTGTTGGATTCCATTTAAATAATAAATTCAATGCGGCGCTTTCAGAGATAGCTTGTTTGCTATCAGCAAGTACTGAATTACGTTTATCATAGCTTAACTCCACAGTATCTGCATTCGGAATTAAAATAGGATCGGTGGTTATTTCATCGAGCGAATAATTAATCTCGGTATCTGTACGAATAGTAACCGATGCGGGCAAACTTGAACGATTTGTAGTTGCCGATACGGAAGTCCCTGCTTGTGGGATATGTACCACTTTACCGGCCAACACATATTGATCTGCATTAAATGCAAAATTCAAAAAAGCATTATCAGCCCACAAAGCTTCGATAATATCATTTTGCCAGATTTCTTTTTGGATGGCCATATGCAGACCTTCACCACCCGATTTGATGAGAGATAAACCTCCACCAATTCCAAGTGCAACCATTCCACCTCCACCCATTGCGGAAGCTAATACTACCCCAATAACGAGGTTAAACATTAATGCAACAATCTTTTTCATACCTTAAAAATTTTATTTGTTTATTTCTTTTTTTTACACTTTATACCTTACATCTGTCCCCTTCCTAAGGGGACGAGCGCGAAGCGCGGAGGGGTTATTCGAGCGAAGCGGAGGGGTTATTTCGGTTCTTTCCCGTAAGCTTCTTTAAACTTGATCTTATACAAGTCCGGGTAACTGTCTTTCAAAAGCAATTGCTTTCCGGCCTTATCAATATCCTGAAAACTCATTTTTTCAAGCTGCTCACGTTGGGTTGTTTTATCTCCCAATTGCAAACCATCCAACTTGGTAGGCACCGCTATTGATCCCAACATCGCGTGCGTTCCTTCAGGGTCTTTGTCGAATAAATTCAACATACTATCACGTACTGGTGTAAGTTTATCACCTACGGGTTTTTCACTCAATCTGCCATCTTTAAACGCAACATCCAGTTCAGCCTCAAAAGCCGATTTCTTGGCTGTTTTATCCGAAAGTTTCAATGCATTAAGTTCAGTTTCTGCATTTGTAGCGCGTTCATCAGCTTTTTGTTTATCTGAAAGAAGCAATCCAATTGCGGTGTCAATTTCCGTATCTGTCGCTTTTTCGCTTAGATTCAGTTTTGATAAATAAATTTTGTCCATTTTTGTTTCTATTTTTGGTGATACAATAAAATCGGAGAGTAATAATGTAGGGTTTTCTTTATATTCAATCTCTTTTCCCTGTTTGTCATAAAGTTTGAGTGCATTAAAGTTTTTCCCTATTGGCGTTATTGATACCTCACGTAACCGACAACTCGTTATTGTAGGTCCATCTTGGCAATCCAATACATACATAGGATCAATTGTACCTTCCAAATCAACAAGTCCGGGCGTACATGCTTTTAAAAATCCGCGTGATACTTTTCCGATAATTCGTTTTACTTGTTCATCGGTATCACCTTCATCAAATACAGCATCTGCCAATAGCAATCCGTTTTCTTTTCTGATATTTTCCCAACGTCCAAGTGGTAAGTTCCAATCGTTATGGTCATATAGCATTACCGGATTTTTTTCAAATTGGGTTGTGTCAACTCCATCTACCATCACACGCATACCATTTGTCAGCACACTCGAATCTAATATTACGTATGGTATTGCATCCATCTTTAATTGTCGTTTAATTGGTTTTTAATTGTCGTCCCCGTCCCAATTGTCCCCATTTAGGAAATGATCAAATCGGAGTAGTTTCCCTGTCTGTTTAATTACACTGCAAAAAAACTCTATAAAAATCACCTACCAAAAAAGTACTGCCATTTTGTCCTGTATTTTTTATCGTATGCCTTAAAAGCAGTTATTTTGCTTCAAATTAATAAAGACATAATGTCAGATTTAAAAAACGACCAAAAAAAGGAGTGGGCAAAAGAACTCTATTTAAAAGGAAGCTTAACGCAAAAAGAAATAGCCGAAAAGGTTAGCTGTTCTGCTGTAACCATTAATAAGTGGGTAGAGGTTGGCAAGTGGAAAACGCTCAAACAATCAATGCTTATTACCCGCGAATCTCAACTAAACAGGTTGTATGCTCAACTCGATGAGTTGACAACTAATATAATGGGGCGCGAGCCGGGAAGCCGTTTCGCCAATTCAAAAGAAGCAGACACAATCGGAAAATTGACTAATGCCATTAAATCAATGGAAACCGAGGCAAGCATTGCCGATATAGTCGAAGTATGTAAACGTGTGCTGAACTGGCTTCGCCCTATTAATCCCGGAAATTCGAAAATAGTGGCAAGTGTTTTCGATGACTTTATTAAACATGTTTTAAAAAGGATTTAAGCATGGCAGCAACTAAGGCAATGGATAAACAAGCTGTTCAGGATTGGAATATTTATTTTTCCAACTTCTTAGAATCAGTATCAGCTGATCAAAACGAAAGTGAAGATCAGCGAAAAAAACGTGTTGCCAAATTAGAATCGAATCCCGAAGAATGGAAGCGATATTATTTTCCTAAATACTGCTATGCACCAGCAGCATCCTTTCACAAAGCAGCAACGAAGCGAGAACTTGATAATCCCGAATGGATAGAAGTACGTATGTGGGCGCGCGAACTTGCTAAGGATGTGGTGGAAATGATGAATACTCTTTATCAAACGCTAACCGGAGTAAAACGGAATATCCTTTTTATTTCAAATAGTTATGATAAGGCTGAAAACCTGTTAGAACCTTTTAAAATCAATCTGGAAAGAAACGAACGTATCATTAATGATTATGGCGTTCAACAGAATCCGGGAAGCTGGTCATCGGGCGATTTTGTAACCACACAGGGAGTTTCTTTTTTAGCTATTGGAGCCGGACAATCACCACGTGGAAGCCGTAACGAGGAAGTACGACCCGATAAAATAATTATATCGGATATTGACACGGACGAAGATGTACGCAATAAAGATGTAATTGATAAGCGATGGGAATGGTACGAAAAAGCCGTATATCCAACTCGGTCAATTTCTAAACCTTTTCAGGTAGTTTGGTTGGGTAATAAGATTGCAAATGATTGCTGCGTAGTACGTGCATGTGCCAAAGCCGATAAAGTTGATATTATCAATATTGTCGACAAGAAAGGTGAAAGCTCTTGGCCGGAAAAGAACAGCAAAGAAAATATTGAACGCATTCGGTCAACCATGAGTACAATGGCATTCGAGGGTGAATACATGAATAATCCCATTTCTGTGGGCGATGTTTTCAAAGAACTCACATTTAGTGATATTCCGCCTTTAAATAAATTCCGTTTTCTGGTTGCCTATGCCGACCCAAGTCCAAGCAATAATACAGGAGAACGTAAGAATTCCACAAAAGCTCTTTGGCTCATTGGATACCTGGATAATAAGTTTTATGTCATCACCGGTTATCTTGATAGGGTTACTAATGATGAATTTGTCGACTGGTTTTACTTTATACGCGACTATGTGAAAGACCGTACACAAGTGTACAATTACATCGAAAATAATACCTTGCAGGGTCCTTTCTTCGAACAGGTATTTATGCCACTGTTTTACACCAAAGGTGCTGAGCGCGGACATATTGGTATAATACCCGACGAACGTAAAAAACCAGATAAGTTTAGTCGTATAGAGGGCGGATTAGAAATGTTGGTTCGTACCGGAAGATTAGTCTTCAATATAAAAGAGGAAAATAATCCGCACATGCAACGCCTGAAAGAGCAATTTAAACTTTTTAGCGCCACCATGAAAGCCCCCGCCGATGGACCTGATGCTATTGAAGGTGGAGTATTTATTTGCAACAATAAAATATTATCCGTTACCGGAACTGGTGAAAGCCTTATTTCCGGATTCGGAAAATCACGGAATAACAGATACTAAATACAAATTCAAAACACACATGAACGCACAACAAAAATTTATTATGTGGCTGGCTCCACGTATCGCAACGGTAATTATCAAATGGAGAGGAAACCGATATCATTTCGAAAAAGCCATTAAACAGGCTGAGAAATTAGCCTCATCTACTTTTCATGTATCATATAATAGTGGAGGGCGGAGAACCTATATTTATTTCATCGGAGGTAAATACAGGGCATTAAACCGAAAACAAATACAATACTGGCGCAACCATACCAAAGGCGTTCGTACGGGTCTTAAAGTCTCTCAGATGGTAGGAATACAATTGTACGACACACAGGGACACGTAAACTCACACCCTACTTATACCAACATGGAAGTGAAAGGTATTGACATTATATATAAACGATTTAAAGACTTAAAATAACTATCACTTTCAACTATCAACTGTAAACTATCAACTATCATGTACATTAGTCCTGACGAAATAACAACCCACCTTGGCGTTGATTCTATTGAAGCTATTAGCAATGGAGATGAAACCATGTTGCAGGCTGCTATCGACGGTGCGTATGTCGAAACTAAAAGTTACCTATCTGCTTTTGATATTGCCACCGAGTTTGCTAAATCAAAGCCGACAAATAACGATACAGATACACGAAATGCACTGCTAATCATTTTTGTAAAAGACATTGCAGTATGGCATTTTATCAATATTTGTAATGTAAATATAAGTATGACAATTCGGGAAGATAGATATAACCGGGCTGTATCATGGCTTAAAGGAGTTCAACGGGGTGAATTCATACCCGATCTTCCACCTCTTCCTGTGGAACAAAAAACCGATCTTATTACTTTTAGTTCAAATCCTAAACGAGATAACCAGTTTTAAATAAATTTATAATGGCTAAAAATAAAGTAGACTTAGTTCCAACGGAGAAAGCACCGCAGGGTATAATTATAAATCAGATATCCGTAAACAGAGTAGTTAGGCAACTGCTTGATATGGGTAAGTGGAAAACCGCACTTCAAAGCGCCGAAATGGACCGGTGGACATTGCTGTATGATTTGTATGAAGGAATACTTACCGACGGTCGTCTTTGGGATGCCGTAGAACGTCGCATCAGGGCGGTTACATCTTCCGATCTTACGTTCCAGTTAGCCGACGGAACTGAAGTACAGGAAATAATCGACCTCATCGACACCGACGATTTCGAGTATTTACTACATGAAATACTAATGGCAATTTTTCAACGGGTTTCGTTGATTCAATTAGATTTTTCCGACGGACTACAGGTTTTTAGCGTTCCACGCAAACACATACGTCCACTTACTAAAACAGTGGCTGTCATGCAAAATGACATCGACGGTTCCATATCTTACGAATCACTTCAAAACATTGTCGAAGTACTCGACCGTAAAGATAAGTACGGTTTATTGCTTCGTGCAGCTCCCTACGTCATCATGATGAGGGGTGGTATTTCCGACTGGGCACAAATGGTCGAACTCTTTGGAATGCCTCAGCGAATTGGTAAATATAGCATCTACGATCAGGAAGCGCGCAAACAGTTAGAGCAGGCTTTCAAAGAACAGGGTGCTGCTGCCAGTATGGTCGTTCCGAAAGAAACGGACGTTGAGATGGCCGACAATGGACGTTCTACTAATTCGTCTATTTACAAAGACTTTATGTCGGAGCTCAAAGAGGCTATGTTAGTAACGGTCCTGAGTAATACAATGACTACACTCGACGGTTCAAGTCGTTCGCAGAGCGAAGTACATCAGGATGTAGAAGATGAAGTCAACAAACAGGACATGCGTTTTGTACAACGGATTCTGAATAAAAAAGTAAAACCAATACTCGAAGCCCGTGGATTCAAAGTACATGGTGGTTCGTTTGTTTTCCCTAAAGCACTCAAAGACCTTACTGTTGACGAATTAGTTTCACTATCTGACATCATCGAAATCCCGGCTTATTATTTTCAGAAAAAGTTCGGAATACCCGAAGCAAAAGGTACAGATGTTATAGCCCGAAAAGCTGCTTCACCTGCACCCGTTTCGCCTACGGACGTTCCACCAACTGATGTTCCACCGGTTGATATTCCGCCTGTACCTGACAAGTCGCCAAAGTCACCACCGTCCCCAAATGACCCCTTGAAAAAAGGGGACAAGCGTAGCGGAGGGGTTAAGCCAACCGCCAAACTTTCTGACACCGAAAATAAATTCATTCGGGGGATTGTTGATTTTTTCGCAAACGCCCGGACGCTGGGGAGCCGGGCAAACTTGAACGAGAAATCGAACAACAATATAACCACAAACATTAAGATGTCCCCTTCCGAAGGGGACGAGCGCGAAGCGCGGAGGGGTTCTGAGTTGGACTTATCTGACACCATCAACATCAATGATCTGATAAAACGGGCTATTCGTGAGTTGTATGATGACGAAGAAAAGCGCAACGAACTGATAAACAAAAATCTGTTTGACGTTACAAATAACAAGTTGCAGGCTGGAATCGACACGTCATTAAAGACGGTAGATGATTCCGAATTTGTTGATAGGTTTAAAAATAATACGGCTGTTTTTGCTGCCTTTAAAAACCATCTGCAAACAAAAGAGATAGTTGCATTATTGACCGATGAAAATGGAAAATTGCGTTCATTCAGTCAGTTTAAAAAACTGGCATTGCAGGTATCCGAAAAATATGATGGTAGATGGTTACAGACCGAATACAATCAAGCTGTTCGTTCGGCTCGTATAGCGGCTAATTTGAAGGGTTATGAAAAAACCTTACACCTGTACCCTAATTTGGAATACGTTGAAAGTACGGCAGCCAATGAGCGCGAATCGCACTTAAAATACGTCGGTACTATATTACCGTTCAATCATCCATGGTGGGATGATCACATGCCGCCAAGCGATTGGAATTGCCAATGTTCGGTAAAGCAATCCGACAAAGACCCAACGGATGTTCCGGATGGTGATTATGTCGATCCTCAATTCCAAAACAACCCGGCTGAAACCGCCAGTTTTGTAAACATAGAGGATAATTCATATTACACCAATACCGATGAATCCGTTCGTAATGATGTTATGTTGGATGCTGCTAAACTATTAGAACAATATCTTTCAAGTAAGAAGAACACAGGAAAATAATTTATCATTCATAATTTATCATTAAAAAAGTGGATATAGCCGATTTCTCAACCCAATTCACTGGCCAAATGAAAAAACTCGATGAGTTTGTTCAGGGCGATGACATCAAAACCATTATGGGTGTTGAGGCGGTAAACCATTTCAAAGAATCATTTCAAAATGAAGGATTCACCGATGAAAGTTTAGAAAAATGGCCCGATGTAAAACGCCGTAATCCGGATTCTCCGTGGTACGGTCATTCAGGTCAGACAGGAAAGTATTCAGCCGCACGTACTACGGCTAAAATTCTGAGTGGAGAGACTAAAGAGCTGCAAAATTCAATATCGTACAATTACATTGCAAGTGGGGTTCGAATTACCGATGCTGCCCCGTACGCCTCAGTTCATAACTTTGGCGAAGGTGCCAACGTATATGGCCGAAAACCATTCATCATGAAAAAACGCAAATTCATGGGCGAATCAAAAGTACTACGCGAAAACATTGAAAACAAAATAGTAAAAGAAATAAAGAAAATACTCAAACCAAATTAGTGTAATTCGTCTGAATTCGTGTAATTAGTATTAATCCGTAAAATTAGTGTTGAATATGAAAGTAATCTATAACGCCATACTGGCACAACTAAAAACTACCGTTCCGGCTCTCTCCTGGATTGATCAGGAGATGGGACAACTCGACGTACCTACAGGCGAACGACCTGCCGTAAAGTTCCCGTGTGCCATTATTGGCATTGAGTTCAACGAATGCAAAGACCTGGACTTTGGGGGTAAAATACAAGAGTGTAAAGCAAACGTAATTATACGTCTGGCATTCGAAACACCTACACAACGAACCTCATCCATTGCCGGTGATGACATTCGAGAAAAAGACCTTGCATTTCACGATACCATTACGGCCGCTTACGCAGCATTGCAAGGATGGGGTACCGATGACTTCGACCCATTATATCGGGTCTCACAGCGCAAAGAAAACCGAAAAGATGGCATCTATGTGGAACGCATCACATTCAAATGCGAATTCGAAGATCGAACAGCATTATAACAAAAAAGACCTGTGCAAATCTGCACAGGCCTTTTTTGTCTACATAGTCATCAATGTCACCAGTCATTATTCTTACTTAGTCCATTTTTCATACTGTTCAAAAAAGAATTAAATATTAAGTCCATTTTTAAAAGTGTATTTTTTTTACATGACGATAATGCTGGTAAATCTTCAATTTTTTTATCTATTTCAGTACCCATCGTGAAAATAGAATGAATATCAGTAAAAGTATATTTATACCTTCCATCTTTAAATTGTAAAGTTAATGTAAAAGTGTAAATTGAATATTGATCCTCTTTGATATTTCCTTTAATAACTAAAGATGAATTTTCAACATCCGATTGAATAACAGCTTTAGCATTTTTAAAAGTATTTCCAATCCATATTTTTGAATTACTGTAAATTTGTGCTCCACTAGATTTATCAATTTGAACAACTGATTCATAACATACTTTTCCATCCTTTGACGGTAAAATATTACATATACTATCATTTTGAGAAAAAGAAAGAAAACAATTAAACAATAATATTATTATCAGTATTTTTTTCATGATGTTGATTTTTAAATTATTCCACAAAATTAAAGAGTTTACCTGAATAAACAAGCAAACTCCTTAAATTATTTTTCATCCGCCATTGATTCATATCTTGTAGAAGGACCCATAGGTTCAATTATACTATATGTTATATCCTGATAATTAATCTTTATTTCATATTCAGATAATTCTTTAGAATAATAAATAGGTATTCCTTTGAAATTTGGTTTATCATCAAAGAGCCCGGTTTTCAAACAATCTATTCCAAGAAGATAATAAGTTGCTGATTTTTCTAAACTAGACCTGTCTAAAGTACTTATAATAAAGCTGCATATTGAAATATTCGGATTTCTTCTAGTCTGTAATACAGCAGCATTCAAGTCAAATATTGTTATCATAATATTATATGTTATTCAAATAATTTCAATTGATTAGGATCATCATCCGGCTTCATTTCGTCATCTACAGCCTTCTGATAACGCCAAAATGTCCTTTCACTAATACCTGTTGCTGGAAAAACATAGTTTCTATACACCCAAAGCTTGCACTTATCTTGTCTTCCGGGCTCATATTCTTTTTTAATAATAGCTTTTATTTTTTCAGCCGAAATACGTCGGCTTATATGTTTCGGATGTTTTTTAGCCATACTGGGAGGACAGAATTCCGATTCTGTCAGCGTTTTAATCAGTTTTTAAATACAATTTTTATACTCACAAAAATCCGTCTCTTCCCACCTTGTCCGCATACGTCGGAACCACATCATGTACATGCCAGTACAATTCCTCCCATGTAGGTAAAGGTCTCATTAACCCGCGATCATCAATATAGAGCGAAGCATAAACCTTTCGGGTGTCTACCCCGCCATATTTGGCTACATTGATTTTGCAACTTTCATTTATGTAGTCATATTTGATCTCGTTTTCTGCAAGCCACAATACAGCCTTTGCCAGTTCTACACCAGTTCTGCATGTCCATATAATTATGGTGTATCCTTCATACTTAAGCTTATTAATAGTATCTTTTGCCCCCGGTATCATTTCCCCTATTTCGGGAAATTCATCCTTTACGATCGTCCCATCAAAGTCAATTGCAATAATCATATTTTCTCTTTTAATTTTAAAATTTCTCGTTCAGCCGATGCCAGCAATTTAGACACCGCTAAATATTTCCGTGTTAGCATCTCATTTTCTCTCTTAATTCTCTCTACATCGTCACCCACGTCCTCACAGTCCCCCGATGTAAACCGTCCCTCCGAATCCCGCATGCGTTCAGTTGTCCCCTTTAAAGGGGACGAGCAAAGCGGAGGGATTACCCCAAACTTTAATACCAACTGTGTTTCGCATGTTTTCTTCATTTAAACCTATCTCTAAATTTTTGCAATCCATCATCACCGGGAGGGGTGATTTCCAAATCGCCCTTATCGGGAGGGTTGAGTTCCAACTCAACCTTATTTATCTCCCCATACCTATCATTTACAAATTCATTCAGCTTATCAACTGTTTTATTGCTCACCTCGCAATGATACTTGTATTTTCCGAAGTCAATAACCGTTTTTGAAACAATACCGCCCATGCAGGAAAAACTATTGAAAAACACTCTGTAATGCATCAAATTCAGGCCACTTGTCCGCATATCCCGAAACAACTTACCAACTGAAAGCAGAACTCCTGAGGGGTTTTCTATTGCATTATTCCACCCCATAAATTTCCATTCCTTAGGAACTACCAGTTTTTCAAAGAAATCATTGCATAACCGGTTAAGTTCCTCAGCCGTTTTAGCCTCTTCACGTCCCCATGTTCCCTTACTTCGGGGTTGGTAGTGTTGTTCTGCCATATCTAAAACTTGTAAAATGGATACACGCCATTGGTTCAGTAAGATTGTATTTTCCTTTTTCAAACCAATCTCTAAAATCCCTTTGTGACAACCCGTCATTTTCAGCAGTCATGTAAAACGGAAAATCGCGAAATATTCCCCCCTCACACTTAATGGCCATACCGTCATAAGGCTGTTCAAATTCTGATTGATAAATAGCTTCCTGAACTCCTACGCCGCTATCTTTATCCAATCGTGCAAACTCCACCTGCTTATTTCCTTTCACGTATCGGCCGAGTGTGTGATACTTAAGCACTATTACCGCATTACCGGCCAACACTTCGTCAATTCGTTTTTTCCAAAGAGGAAAATTACCTCGGAAAGTATGTATTTTTCTATTATTGAATTTAATGTCTCTATCCAAACCCAATTGAATAAGTTCTATAAAATCGGTATATTTACCTTTTTGTGGGTGATATGCCGGAAATGTCCGGCTAACCATTATCACGAATGTTTTAATTTTAATTTTATTTTTCATTTTATTTCCCCTTATATGTTTTTTTAAAGACTCCACAAAGTCCATCATCTCTCGATTCATCATCACAGGGTAAATCGGCACCCAATTCAACACAATACCTCTTCAAACTACATTTGTTGCATGGATCACTCATGTGATTTGTTGGAAGCTGAGAATAACTGTAGAATTCATGATATTCATTCTCATCTATTCTGACTGTATTCTGATCTTGCGATATATCAATTTTTGCCATAATATCATGTAAAATAAAATGTTTTACCCGATCCGCTGCCGAATCGTTGTTGTTTAATGATTGTTGTAAATGGAAGATCATTTTTATTAATCTGTTCAAGTGCCTGTTTTATGGGAGTAGCATTCGTAAAAAACTTGCACTCCCTGTCTTCATGCTTCACTTTCAAAATATAGCGTCCATCTCCATGTGCTGTCTTTACGTTTGCTTCAAAGTCCAGCACTTGTATTTCGACGTTTATTACGTCTTGTATAGAAATTACCGGAACATTGAATATATTTTTATCTTCAGGCGGCTTTACGCCCAAATCAGAGAACTTTTTCATTTAGTACTTTTTTAAGTAGATGCTTCGAGTCGCAGTGTTTCGCCCACCCTAACCAGGGAGCTATTTGCATCCGGTAACTTTTTGCATCAATATCCTTTTTATTCAACTTTGCAGCCTTTCTGCAAAGCCGTTTTTTAATCGATTTTCGCATCAATATATGCGTATGATAGAATTTGTAACCCACGAAGTCAATACCGCGAGAATCGACAGGGAATACCTGATAATTGCCCTTTAGTTGTAGGTTTAGCTTGTCTGTAAGATAATCGTTTATATCAACCAGTAAACCGTGTAAATAAGGCTTATCGGGTGCCAGTATCACCATGTCATCGGCATATCGGTAGTAATATTTTACTTGCTTAGATTCTTTCAACCAATGATCAAAATAACTCAGATACAGGTTCGCAAAAAACTGCGATAAATAATTACCTATTGGAACGCCTGGCGCACTGTCAATAATCAGATCAAGCAATTCAAGCAACCGGTTATCTTTTACCTTTCGCCTGATAATTCCTTTCAGTACATCATGATCAATTGACGGATAAAACTTTCTTACATCCATTTTCAGACAAAACTGTGTATTTTCAAGGTCTTTTAAATCCCGTTTAATCGCTTTTAAAACGGCATGTATTCCACGTCCTTTAATACAGCTGTATGTATGCTGAATGAAAATACTTGTCCATATTGGCTCCATCACATTCATAATAGCATGATGGACTACTCTGTCCCGAAATGGCAATCGGTAAATTTCCCTCTCTTTCGGATCATAAATGGTAAATACGCTATATTCCGAAGTCCGGTAAGTTCCGTTTATCAATTCATCCTGTAACTGTCTCATGTTGCTTTCCAACTCTTTTTCAAAGAGCCGAACACCATATGTATGCGCTTTGCCCTTTCGGGCTTTTTCGTAAGCGAGAACCATATTTTCCTCGCTGCATACCTGATCATACAAGTTATTGTATCTTTTCATTGCATTTCTTTGCTTTTCGTATCGGAGCGTTCGGTTACCCTACCAGCACCTTTTGAAGTTTGTTATTTTTTGGCAAGTGCCAAGGCCTTTGTCTTTGTATATTTTTAGCATAGGTGCGAGGTGTTACCTGCATTCGCATTCGAGTTATCGTAATTCGTATCATTGAAAACGAACCCGCCGGCAGACACCCTCACAAAGACAAACAGCCTATTTTGATTATTTCAAGATCATTCTTGAATAAACGTCTGTGAACGTTTTACCTGCATACTCTGCCATTTCCTCAGTGGGAAAGCAAAGGCGCGAGGCGTCACCCGCACGCGCAGTCGAGTAATCGTAACTCGCAGCAAAGAAAACGAACCCGCCGGCAGACTGCATATCAAACCAAGGAAACCATTTACGTTGATCCCAGTCGTTCCAGTCAGCCTTCCAATTTCCAACTAACGCTTTGGTGATTACTACCGCTTCATACACGGCTTTGAAATATTCGCGAAGTTCTTCAGGTACTTCGTTGAATTCAGGTGTTGCAGGCATACCTGTTACGTTCAAAGCATCTTCTACTGTTTTGATGCTTTCCATTTGTGTTACTTCTACTTTTTCCATGTGTTCAAAATTGTTTGTGCCTTTCGGCTGATTATTTAATAAAATATGAATATAATTGTAAGAATTGTTTCCCTGCATAAGTGGCTAATTCGTCACTCTTAAAGCAAAGGCGCGAGGCGGAACCCGCAGACGCAGACGAGCAAGCGCAATACGTAGCATGGAAAACGAACCCGCCGGCAGACACTTTAAACCAAGGATACCACTTATATTGATCAGCGTTTAGCATGTCAGGCTTCCATCCTTCATTCAATGCGCGTGTGATAGTCTTTATTTTCCGATATGTGATTTCATCATCGGTAAAACTAAGTAGTTTGAAATTGGATTCGTCTAGTGGCGTTTCGCCCAGCTCTAAACAGGCGTCTTCGTATGATTTTATACGATCCATAATGTTTTCGGAAAAGAAAGCTTTTCCAAAAGTATCTTCAAGTGCTGCCTTGAATTCCGGAGTTGCATCCTTGTACAACCTCCTTGCATTTTGTTCTGAAATCTGTATTGTTTTCATTGAATTGTTTTTTTATTGTTTTTCTTCCCATACTCCCTTTGGGAGTTTACACATCCATTGTCCAACAGGCTCAACTAGATCATAAATATGTTCAGCCTCAAAGTCTTTGCTAAATAAGTTCTTGTAAGCAGTCAGTGTTATTTTAAAATCATCTTTTTTCAACACGTAATTGTCAAGAACTAAAAGCATACAAGAAAAGCCCATCACCTTTTGTAATTCCTCTTCGTGAATTTTCTTTTCGTGAAGTTCATTAGCCTTTTGTCGATAGGCTTTTCTTTGAAGTTCCTTAACCGACGGCATCGTAAATGTATACGTCCATTATCTGAGTCTCCGTAATAGCAGCTATTTCGTAGTCAGCCATAGAAACTTTCATTCCTTCCACTACGCCTGCATTAGCCTCTTTGGTATCATTAGCCTGTACCAACATAGTTACAGCTGTTTTACGTTCAACACCCTTGTCTTCATCCAAGCAGATAAACATTACTTTTGCGCGATACCATTTATCTCCGTTTTCATTGAAGAACATTTCGTTGATCTTTGCCCTACGAATAGCTGTTACTGTGAATTCACCACTGATAAACGGCCTCATTTCTTCAATAATTCTCGATTCCGCCTCGGTAAACGATAGCGCATCTACCAAATAAGTTTCACTCACTTTTGCGATTTTACCTTCTTCGCCTGTTTTTTCGAACTTTATTTTACACTCGAACCAATTATGCATAAATTTTTGTTTTTTAGGATGGGCGAATTCCGATTCACCCAATGATTAATAATTATATATTAGAAAAATTCAATTCAATAGCCTCGTAAGCGCCCGCAACGTTTTTGGTAGATACCCGGTAATAAACTTTCGAATCGGGTCGACGCTCAGCTTTTTTAATCAGATTACAGGCCTCTGTAAATCGTGGGTCATTTACCCGTTTTTCGTGACGGGTAAGGGGCGTTATCTTTTTAGGGTCCAACTTACCGTTTTTGTTCTCAAATGCTGTAAGAATCATTTCTTTCACGAAATCCTTTGATGAATCAAGGCTTTCACTCAGAAACTCATGCAAAATTTCTTTTGCTGCCATGATCGTCTGATCATCATATTGCAAAGCCTCATTAACGGACCTTTCAATTCTTATTGATCTGTCGAAATTGTACCAGGTATAATTACCTTTAAACTTCTCATCGCGGGTTAACTTATTTTCATCTAAGAAAGCCTGTTCAGCCTCTTCGCATAGCTGTTTAATCTCCTTTTTAAAGGCAATTAAACGCCCATTTACCGCCAGTGCATCTTTTGCCAATCGGGCTGAATGAACTTCCATAAGCCGCTCAGCTTTTGTCACGCGCTTGTATGGTATTCGAGTCCCGGACTCATCTACCCACGTTTCATTTTTACTTGTTTGTGTCATTTTTTTATCAAATTTGTTATTAATATTAATACTCTGTCCAATATGAAAAGATTGAATATAAAAAGTAATATCAATCCTTGTAGAACCTTCCAAAACGGTATTTTTTCATCTTCCATCGCTTTTTATTTTAAAAGTAGATAGTTCCTCAATTCCTCCGGATAAACTTGTATTTACACTCTCATTACGCGTGTAAAATTTCACTTCTAAACAATGTAACTCGCTACATTTTGCCTCATAATCCGGATGAGTTATTGAATTTTCTTCAAACCATTCAACTACCCGTTGTATCTTAGCATTTATTTCCTGCAACCGCTTATTAGAATTCACCTTTCTAAGTTCTTCCTCTTCCATTATTACCATTGTTTCCACTCGTTTATAAATTCCGTCACTCTCATATTCTTCAAGCGACATTCCAAGCTCTTTTGCACGCTTTCTATGATACCATTTCAGGCGTATTGCATTCTGAAGTTTTAACCGCTCTTCAGGGGTTATTGGTCTACGCGTATTCTTCGTTTTTAGGCGCTCTTCATATTCTTCAAGCGAAATGCCTAGCTTTTTAGCTCTTTTTCTACGAATGCATTTTTTTGCCGAAAGGCGAATCCGAAGTAATTCTGGCGTTTCGAATTCTGAACCTAATTTTTTCATATCATCTAATTTAAAGTTGCCAAATAGTCAACCTGATCCTGTGTCATTGCTGTCACCTTATTCAGGTCCTTTGTTTTGTTATTAAAGGCATAATACAAGCTTTGCAACCTTTCTTTTGGAATCTGATTAAAATCCGATACAGAACAAGCATTACAGGCTATACCTTTCACTTCATTCATTGAGCTTGTACATCCCATTGCTTTGCGCCATGCAAAAATGGAGGCAATAAGCCGTTTCCGCATTTTGTCAAGTTCGTCAAGTACGGGGTTCACCTTCTTATCAAGTGCATCACATACCTGTATCAATTGATCGATCGTTAGATCAAGCGACGTAACCACTCCATATTGCGCCAGTATAGCCAGTTTTCCGTCGTTATCAATTCCGGCCTTTCCAAGTAGCACATGCAATTTTTTTACAAGTGCCGTTTTTTGTTTTTCCATAAAAGTTTTTGTTGCCATGTGTGTCGATTTTTTTATTCGTTATTATTTTTTATTCCGTATTTCTCTGCTCGTTCTCTCCAAATTACATAATGCCCTGTTTTACCAATATATCTGCCTTTCGAATAAGCTACATACCCCTCAACAAGTATTTTCAAACAGGCATCATACATTACCGATTTAGCGCTACGTCCGGCGGGCGATTTTCCATCTGCATGGCTGATAAATATGATCAGTTTGTTTGGAAATTGAGATTTGAAATTGATATAATCACGGTAACTCATCTGCGTGTACTGAAAGGAGTCTATAATCACTATTCTAGGACTCTTTTTTTGTTTCAGTCTAGCTGTAAGATCAGCCATGTTTTCATTTACTATCAGCAACTTTCGTTTCACGTCATTCATTCCAAAGTTTTCGAATGATTTCCGCAGTGTGTGGCTTGTGCCTTCCTCCCGGCTAACTAAAAGTATTTGATCTATAAAGTCAGCAAGGCATTTAATCAGCTGGAGCACAAAACTTGTCTTTCCGTTTCCTGAATTTCCCCAGATAAACCAAACTCCTGTTTTTTCAGGTCTATCGAAAGCATCAAACCACTCATCCTCAAAATCAAAAAGATCGTATTTTTTATCGAAAATATTCTGTACCGTTAATGCTCTCTTAATTGCCATTTAATCACCTTTTAATTGATTCCCTTTTCTTTGTTTCTTTTCGACCGCTTATACGATTGGGCTTTCTTCTTTACCCGTCGCAGATCACCTTCGCTGTCTTCAATTATTTCGCTGATTATTTTATTCTCTGAAATTCCATTAGCCACACAAATGGCCGTAATGTCGTTGGCTGTTATTCCGGTTAGTTCAATAAACTTTCTGCCTAACCGGCTCCAAATTTCCCTGAATCCCTTTTTATTCTTTGCCACTCCGTTTTCAATACGCTTTTTGAAATAAGATGTTGAAGTCAATATGATGGAGCAATAGTCTTCCAGTTCGTTGTACAAGGTGATAAAGAAATAAAGCAGTTCGTCCGATAGCTTATCAACTTCATCAATGTAGATTATCGGGTCTACCTGACGCTTTAGCGTTGCAATGATCTCCTGCATCATTCGGTTTATGTTCATCCCGTCGGGTTCTTTGCCTAGCGACTGCAATAATTCAATGGCAAATTGCTTTTTATTCCAGTATTCGGAACATTTCAGCAGGTAGGAGTTTTTTTCTTTCGAAATAAGTTTCAAAAACTCAGTTTTACCCGTTCCGGCATCACCAAGCACCGAACTGACCAGGTGATTTTCTTTGGAGTCAGTCAAAATCATTTTCAACTGACGGGTGGTGCTTATTTCGGCATAAATCCACTTTTCAAACTGATGACCTATTTGAGCGGCCACATTGCGCCACATATCATCATTAATTAGCTCCCAATTTCCATTCATCATCTGGCTTAAGGTAGCCGAGCTTACGTTTTTCAATGAATTAGCCGCTTTGTTCTGGCTTCCGTATCGGTCTATGTATGCACTAAGCGTCTCTGTGATTTGTTTTTTCTGAATAGTTTCCATGTGTATCGTTTTTTTTAGTATATGTTGTAAATATCTTGCTCTTCATCCTGAACGTCTACAGCGGCAGCTTTCAGTTTTTTTGTATTCGATCGTCCTTCATTCCTATTGTTTTTATGCTGTCCTTTAGAGTCTGTTATACAGAATTTCTGAAGCGTATCGTTTTGGAGCAATACAGGCATGATATCAGCCATGTTCTGTATATTTTGTGCTCTGAAATCAGATACTTGCTTTTCAAGGTTGGCGTTGAACTCTCGTACCCGTTGTATTTCTCCACTATCACCCGGCTTTCTGTCTTTCAATGCCATTGGCTGCACATATACTTTTTCAAGCAGGAACCGGTGTGTTTTATCTTCGCTAACCGCTAATACCTTATCCATATTTGTAGGGTCAAAGTATATGTCAAACTTCAGGTGATCGTAATTTCTGAAATTTGGATTCCAACACTCCCACGTGTGTTTTATACCGTTGATTGTTTTGTGTAACCCATCACTTTCACGTTGGTTGGGCTTTCCTTTTGTTTCTCCGAATGTGTACAGGTAGTTTTCTATGGACATTTCCAGTTTATTATCTTCCGCCGTAGCTTCCCACAACTTCATATATTCATCTATCTTTTTTTCCCTTGCTTTTTCAATGATCTGAACAACCTGGGCACATGCGCCTGCATAATCGGGAAATTCATTCTTGTATTTGTTCAGATATTCCGTATTTGCCTGCTTGTCTTTGGCAGAGGTGATACCGTAACCGCTCCAGTTCTTTTCGTATTGGCAATAATCGTGATTAATGCTTTTAAAATAGGGTTCAATAACCTTTGCTTTTGCGTTCTTGGCGCGGGCGGGAGTGCTCAGTTCTGATACTGCCTCGTAAAATGGAGTCATTTTCTTTATGGAGTATCGGTCACTTTGTATCTGGTGTGTCCGGTACATCTTTCCAAATAGTTGCGCTGTGTGGCATTCCGCATTCCGTAGAGCCATTGTAATCAACTCCGGAGTTTCATGGGTACCTATTGCATAACCAATAATATATTTTACACTTGGGTCAAGCACTACAACCACCGTTGGCCGGTGATGATAGGTTGTTTTACCATTTTCAAACTGCTGAAACAATAGTTCCACATCCCAACCATCCAATGTCCAGTAATAAAGTGGACATGTCGGGGCAGATCGTTTCACCTGCATTGTTTTTTTGTTTCTGAATTCAACAGCTCCGCGTCTTCCTGCGAATATTTGTGTTGCATATTTCTTTCTCCACTTAGCCACAGCAGCACCGGTAATTTTATCCCACTGCAAGGTGGATGCAATCATATTGTACAATCCTGCTACCTGTTCATTATCCAAATTGCGTGGATCAGCTAGTAATTCATTTAGAATCGATTGTTTTTGATCATCATTTACCTTGGCAGAATTCTTATTGCAGAAATTACGGTGAATCAAACATCCATATCCCTCTTTCAGGTACTGTTTGTATTTTTCATGTAGTCTTCTGTCATTGCTAGGCAATGTATGAGGGTATTCTTTTCGGTCTAGGTCCATCACTCGCTTGGCTATATCATTCCAAATACCTGTTGTAGTTCCACCCAAAGCCCTGCGCATTGTTACACGGTCAGAAATCAAACTATGAATAGCATTCAGTACGATTGCATTGGTATAGTATTCTTTTACTACATTGTTGTCCTCCGATGCCGGCAGGTATCTGTCCGGCTCAACTTCATATGAGCTATAAAACTCCATCGCTGCCGAATCCTGAATAATCAATTGTTGAAGTACATTCGTTATGGTCTTTTTGGTGATATCACCAAATTCCATTTCTATTTTCTTCCGAAAGCGCTCAGGCATGGTTTTATAGTCAATCAATGCTGGAGTACCATAGCATCCCCGCCTAATCACATTGATTTGTTTCCTTACTGTTAGCTTTCTATATGTATCTTCACTCATTATGCCATTATCAATAAGGCTTCTTGACTGAATTGCCAACATGTTATTATAATATTCAACCATAATTTTAAAATCTTTTGTTCCATCCGGGGAATCGAACCCCGGTTAAACCATTTAGGATTGTACTAGCTTAGCAAAATTGGCTAAAATCTGTTCGTACGTTGTAAGTTTCATTTCAACTATTGAAAAACTGTCTTTCACTTCGTCCAGATTCAGTTTATATGCAATTTTAGTTTTCAGGTCAACCACAATTTGAAAACCGTTTCCAAAATTGTGGATCATTCTATCTACTGTGTGAGTAGTGGTCCAATTAAAAGTTTCTTCATTCAT